TATTTGATGTTTAGGTCATTAATTCTGCGCTGTATTGCTCCTTCGCTACGGCACAATATTTGTGATAGCTCTTTATATCCATACTTTTGCTTTACAAGCAATTCTTTGAGAAGGTTATCTTCTCTGCTTGTCCATGGAGTTGCTTTGATAAAACTGTTCCTTAATATGTCTGCCTCTCGTTTTGGATTTACCCAATCGGGCTCTGGTCCTAATTGATATCTTCCAAGTTTCGAAAAATCTAAAAAATATTGATTTTTCTCTGCCCACATCCAAAATTCATCTATGTAAACAACGATGAAATTTGTTTTTGAACTTCTTGAAATGTTGTGAGTAGGCAGATTCCTATTTTTTACCCACGATGTTTTTAGATAAGTGGCAGAAGTGTTTGGACGAATGAGTTTATAAAGATTGCTTATTGTGATGTATCTATAGCCATTAGCCAAGAAAGGTCCTAAGTTTAACTTACCGGCTTTTAGCCTTATTGCACATTCGGATCTATCAAGGTGTTTTGTTATAGTGGCCATATTAACGTTGCCCCAAGCAGAAATAAGATAATCTATTTCATCGGCCGTCCATGTTTTATTTAACCTCGACATTTTGTAAATCTACCACCTTACGATCTCATTAAGCTGTTTTTTAATGATTTGTAAAAGCGCCTCTTCTTGCATAGATTCATACCTTCTTATAGCAGTTTTGAATGTGAAACATTGGAGTTGTCCAAATTTCAGCACCTTTAGAACGCTCAGCAAAATAGTTCGTATATGGATCACTCAAACTATCTCCAATTTTAACCGCCGCTGCACAACCTATCAGCGACAGTGCTGTATAGCACATCAGAGCAGTTGATTTGCTGAGCTCTTGGCAGACAATGACACATTGTGTTTGATAATTGATGTCATGATTTTTCAGCACCTCACAAAACGCAATTACATTTGCTCCGCCACCGACCGTAGGCTCAAGAACCGAGATATATCCTTTTTGGGATAATTCAGCTTTTGCATTTTTCTCGTCAAACGAGCTTTCCGCCATTGCATAAGATACGGTGTACGGTGTGAAAAATTGTCCAAGAGCGCTGCTTCCCATATCAAGTTGCATATACAAATCCCCCAAAAAATCTTGAAATGGATTTGCTTCGAGTGCATTAGTTATCTCGGCGAAAATTTTTACAATTGTTTCAATTTCGCTTTCACTATAATTTTTGGTGATGTCTTTATAGCGATTTTCGTTTTTTTCAAATGTTTGACCAAAGCAAAAAGTATTCTGAATGCTTAGCGCAAACATTTCTATGCAATCGTTGAACACTTGCCACAATGACCTTGATCCTGTCAAATTGTTAAATAAGCTGACAAGTTTTTTGTATTCGGATTTAACTTTGATTGATGCCATTTCCTTCACCTAAAGCGGACCATCTGCACCTGCTCCGCTTTCAATGTCAGAATTTATTTAAAGAGGAGTAAACGAGTTTTATATGACAAGCTGTGCAGAGCTTGTTATCGGTTAATTTGTTCGGGCATCTGCACCTACCCGAAAATACAATTAAAGAAAGAAGGTATTAAATGGGATTTATATAATCTCACAAGTGCAGTTGTGTGATTAACTTATTTAGTTTATTTTACTTCACCGGAGGTAAAAATCGGATGTGTGCCGTCACGGAGCTGTATCTCCTCGTCACTCATCACATAGCCGAGTTTACATAGCAGATTATAAAATCTGTTGAGTTCGGGATTGTTTTTTCGGCTGAATGTCTTGTCCGAATAATTTACACTGATATAATCGAACGAACCGTAAATTCTCTGGCTCAAAGCGTATGCCGTCGCCATTAGCATTCTGCCGCTGTCATTGTTCCAATGTTCGTTGATGTAGCTATCTATGTTTTCATCATCTTCAAAGTCGTGTTCGATAATTTCTTCAAAACGATATTTTTTGTTACTGGCTCCTGTCGCCACTTGGGCGACTATAAATTTCACAAGCTCCTGCTTCTTGTTGTTGTCATTGAAATTCGTATCCAGCATAAAGCCTCTTCTGAGAGCCTCACAGCGTTCGTCTGTTTCTTCCGCCTGTTCAACAAGCTCGTCCCATCTCTGCTCTTCAAGCTTTCGCTTTTCTTCTTCGGCATCGATCTTTTCCTGCTTTTCAAATGCTTCTGCGTAAATATAAATGTTTGAGCCGTAATCAAAATAAAAATATCTTTTCCTGCCGTCCGCAAAGTCTTTACCGATCAAATCTTTGAGCGCAAAAAATCCCGTATATTCGTAGTTGCTTGGAATTTCGTCATGTTTCTGCGCTTTAATCATTCCATGTTCAAGACAGAGCTTTTCAATTTTTTCTTTTTCTTCATCGGTCTCCTGCTTTTTAACAGCAGAATACAAAAGATTATCGAAATTATTCGTTCCGATTGATTTAAGCAATTCGTTTCTTACTTCAATATTCTTAATCTGATTCAGACGCTCGTAGTCTGCCAATGTGGGTTGTCTGAGCTGGCTTTCTTTGAATGATTCCTCGTCAAGCTCACAGAGTTTTACTCTCCGCCTTATTTTGCTTTCCGAAAAGCCTGTCTTTTCGGCAACCTCTGCGACCGTATCACCGAGGTCGAGCAACAGCTGACAGCCCTTTGCTTCTTCATACACCGTCAAATCTGACCTTTGCATATTCTCTGTGAGCATCGTTGACAGCTGTTCTTTCTCTGTCATTTCAACAATCGCACACGGCAGTTCAGTTAATCCTGCCTGCTTTGCCGCTGCAAGCCTGCGATGCCCGATGATAACGGTAAAATCATCCCAGTTATCATCGTTTGGCACTACGGTCAAATTCTGCAAGATACCGTTTGCTTTGATAGATTCTGCAAGTTCTGAAACATCGCCGATAACCTTTCTTGGATTGTCGGGGTGCGGGTGCAGTTTGTCAGTCGGTATCATTTGTAATTTAGATTTTTTATTCATTTATATAATCTCCTTGATTTTTGCAAGGTTATCTGATATAATAACGTTGGACTGTATTTGTACGCAGATAGCCTTGTGTTATTTGCCGACCGTTGATTGTAGTGCAAGCAATCAACGGTCTTTTTCTTTGCCTGTAAAATTCATCGGTTGCACTCCTCAACCGCTACGCAAATAAAGCCTTTGGAGGTTTCTTTAACGTCAATCACATCTGTGACCGCAAGCTCAACCTGTATGCGTTCAATCTCAGGCGGTAAAAACAGATTGTTACCCTCACAAAGTTTATTAACTTCATTTAGTACCTTGATGATTCTGACCTTAAAAAAGTCAATGTCGCTGTGTGCTGTTTCGAGTTCATCGTTTTTAGTGCTGAGGCTCTTTCGGGTATATTCAAGCTGTTCTTTACAGTGCTTGTACTTTTTTCTGAGCGACCTTTTGGTTTCGTAGTTTCTTAAATGCCACATTTGTTATACACGCTCCTTTTCAGCTAATGCTGTATAGATTTCTCTTTCTACGAGCACGCAATCTTTGACTTCGCAAAGTAAAGGTGTGAAATTCGGCTCAACGGTTTCGCCGTCTGAAAGTCGTACTGCATAAAAATCGTTGTTTTTTATGTACCATTTGCCATCTGAGGCTAATACAAAAATATCGCCTTTTTTCAAGTCTTTAAAAGCGATATGTTCACGGTTATTTGCACGGTTATTTGCAATGATTTCCATATATTCACCTATTCTTTCATTTATTTGATTTGCGACATCTCGTATGGATGTCGATTTTATGACTGATGTAATTAAAAAAGTCATAATTCTTAGAGCGTTCGGCTCGGCGATTGTCACATTTTGATTTGTACTCGAGGTATTTTTCACAATCTGTATGACATCTTGTCGTCCGTATCTGACAGCCGTAGCACGGCGAATTTATCATTTTTACGCCGTCCTTTCGTTGATTGTATTTCCGCTGCCGATCAATTTGTTGAGCAGTGTAGTCAGTAAGGATATATCTGCACCGCTTGCGTAAGTCTTGAGCCGGTCAATCGGTATGTTGTAGCTCCAACGCCCTTTGTCGCTCTGTACGGCTGAACCGATAGGCAGGGTTTGTTTTTTTAGGCCCTCATAAACATAATTGAGAGCAACTCCGAGATATTCAGCCGCCACGGTCGGCGGTACATCTCTGTACTCCTGATTTGTTTTAGGGTTGATAAGGATTTTGTCGTTCATTTAATCACCTCAAATCTATATTGATCGTACAAGTGCCGATTTTTGCATTCGTGATACACTGTGCAACACGCTTATTCCAATTTTTGATAGCAGTTGCTCTGTCGGTGCTGTAATCACCAAAACAGGTAGCCGAGGCACAATCATCATTAGTACACTCAAACATATACGTCTCCTCATCAGCGCCTATATTCTCAACTGTTACCTTGCTTCCGCAGAACGGACAAGGCTTAATTTCAGTTTAGGCATTGTTTTCCTCCTTCTTATCCATTTTTGCACCGCAATAAGGGCAATATGGATACAAATCAAAGCCCTCGTAAAAAGTGAAAAAATTTTTACACTCAGAACATAAATAATTTATATAGCCGACACCCCCACTGTCGTGTTCCCTCTTTCCGTGCCTGATTTCTTCCATTTCACACACCGTAGCATGATTGGGTTTACTACCGTCAACTTCGATAATATGCTTAACTGTTTCGGCATTTCGTTTTGAATTAAAGTATATCGTGTTTACACTACCGTCTGCGAACGGTATATCCAAAGCATAGTCACCGCAAAAATCACGGATTTTTAATTCTTTTTCAATCATCGCTCTTCACCAATTCTCTCCGTCAAAACTTAATTGCCCCGGTAAAACACCATCCTGCATCCACCAGTGATAAACCTCAAGTCCGTTAGCGTGTTGTGTAGCTTTGCCTCTTTGCTTTCTCATTTCAAGCATCTTGGTGAATGCTCTTATATACAAATTTCGGTACTTGGGATATCGTGCAAATTCCGCAAATCTCTTCTTTTTACCTGCCAACGGACAGCCGATGCATCCAACACGATTAAATCCACAATTGTATAACGGATTAAGAATAAGATGCTCTTGGTTGATGTACTCCTTAACATCATTATCCGACCAATCGCAAATAGGGTTGAATATTATTTTTCCCTGCAACTGACAATGTTCAACTATCTGCCTCTTATCGTCATTGTCATTGTTAAGGATAATTCTATCGGAAGGATTAGGAGTATAGGTTTCAATAACTCCTTTCGACTGTCTTTTCGTGCTTTCCGCTCTCCGCACCCCTGTGGCAATAGCACGATTCTTACCGCCTGTTTCTTTCAGAATTGCACAACAATATCTTACTAACCTTGTGGGTGGAATACCTTTTTGTACTATCAGTGACCACATAGATGTCGGCTTTCCCTTGTATCTTGGCATATCAATGTTGCATTTTATGCCTTTAGATTCCAATTCCTTAAATTTATTGCGTATGTGGTAAACTGTTTCGGGAGCATCAGCCGTTGTGTGACTATGTTGAACCTCAAAGTCTATGCCTGATTTAATCGCTAAATCTAAAATAATGTCGCTGTCTTTACCACCTGAATAACAAAGCATAAGCGGTTTATCATAGTAGCGTTTACTTATTTCTGCTCCGTCACGAAGTCGCATTGTAGCAACCTTTTCTAAGTCAATTATTTTTGTCATTCCTTTCTGAGGTAATAAGTT